TCTTTTTGTTTAGAACCACCATAACGAGTTCCTTGTTTAACACCAGAACCACCTGATGGTTTAGGACCAGATTTCACTTTTTCTTTGGCATCTTTGACCATGTCGTCCCAGCCTTCATCAATAGACTCAACTTCTTCATTCTTCTTTGAATAGTATGCACCTAAAGCCATTTCTTTACGTTTAGCATCGGACTTACCAGCAAATTTAGGATTGTCCGAGTGAATGAAGTCATGGATGTAATCACCAGCATCCGCATCTTTAGAAAGAACTTCATTAATCAATTCGTCCAGAACCGGTTCTTCAAGTCTCTCTTTCATTTGCTTGAGAGTATATTCCTCTTTCTTCATCTTGTCGTGAGCTTTACCCATGTTCTGTATATCTTTGGCATTCTCTTTTGATCCAGATTGAGTTTTGCCTTTCATGTATTCAGATTTCTTTTTATCCAAATATGAACCTAATGTTGACTTTGACAACTCATCAATCTGTTCAACTTCTTCAAATGCATGTTGACCAGATGGTTTTAATCCTAATGATCTATTTTTAGTTTCAATTTTATTACTAGCTTTGCCGGCAAGGTCATATCGCTTAGTTGATTTACCTTCATCACCTTCACGACTTGCATCAGAAGCAGCAGAAGTTGCAGCATGTTTTACTCTTGTTAATGTATTGATTGATAACTCATCGATTTGTTCGGATTCTTCGGATTTCAATTTGAATTTACTAACCTTAGCATTAGAATTAGGACCAACATCATCTTTTTGTTTAGTTTTTTCACGGCCAACCAAAGTGTCTTTTGTTCGGTCAGCCATGTCAATTTCTTCTTCAACCTTTTTCTTTTTGGCACGGAGAATTTTGAAATCTTGAGCATCGACTTCAGCATTGTGATTAGCATCAATGGCGCCTTGATTTCCTTTGAGTGCTTCTTGTTGTAAAATTTCATTTACAGCATCAGCAACATTGTCTTGTTTTTTTAAATCTATCATTCTTGTTCTCCGTTTAACAGTTCCACTTACGTAGGGATTTATTGATTCTTGAATCAGGGTCACGAGCTGTGGCCGCTGAGGTTAATCTTTTTTTCATTCCTGACATTCTGGCACAAAATGACTTACGGCGATTTGCTGCCTTGGATCCGGCTTTCAGTTTAGAAGGTTTAGTTGTAACTGCCATAGAAAGTTTAGAACCTGGATGTTCAGCCCGATAGGATGCAATACCCTTACGGTTGAGTCCACCTTTTGGATCTTTACCAGCTGAACGTTGCCATGCTGCAGATTCTTCTAAAAATTCTAAAAACGATTTCATTTTTTCTTCTTTTTCTTTTCTATCGTTACACCAATATTATCTTTTGGATTCTGCATTGGTTCTTTATTAGTTGATCCTGGTGTAGCACCCATGTCATTTGCACCTGGATCATCAATAGCTTCTTTTTTAATTTTAATATTCTTTCTAAATTTCTTAAAAATATTATCGTAACTGTTATCTAACGGATTAGGTGAACCACCTGAAGGCATTCCTGTATTTCCAGGATATTGAAAATTATAATCTATGCTCTCACTAGATACTGGGTTACCTATTCCTGCACCACCAGTTAAACCGGATCCATTTGTACGAGTATTCCATGTTGATCCAACACCATCAGTACTTTGAATACGAGAATCTTTTAATGATTTATCACCAAACTTCTTGGCTCTTACTTTGTCTTTGTCTTTGGAGAAGTTGCTTTCTTTTGGCGTGGGGAAGATTTGGAGCTTTGGCTGGTTTTCTTCGGAGTAGGTTTTGAAGGTGTAACTTCCACGTTTTTTGTTGGCGTCCCACTTGATGTTGTCTGCGTTAGGGTCTCCGGCACGGTTGTCGGGGGTAATGTCTCCTGGACCTGCGGCTGTTGGACCAACTGATTTTCTGAGTTTGATGGATTTGTTTTCGTTGAACCGGTGAACAAACCTAGAAGTTTTCTTAACATAGTCATTTTCCTTAAATAAAGAATTAATTGAATCTCTTATATTTAGCTGCCCATGGTTTTCTAACCACATATTTGCCGTTTCAGTATAAGATTTACCACCAAAGAAGTCATCAACATTTTGATAAGTAAACGTGATATCTTCCTGTATTGATTCTAGTGCAACACTATTATCAAAATTTACAAATCGTTCAAAGTTCTGACGATATGCTTCTTTACTTGATTGAGCCAGTTCCCATTTCTCATGTCTGATAGATTCAGACACCATTTTGGTTAATCGTTCATTTCTTTGTTGACTAGCTTCATTAGTTGTGTCAACAAAAACAATCATTGATTCGTAACCAAGTTCTTCCAACTCTTCCTTGATTGTAATCATTCTGTAATGGTCATCAGCAGGACCATTGATGATTAAAGGTAAACGAGAACGAATTGCTTCCCTACGATAATCTTTTGTTGTTTCAGATAACTTTTGTTTATCCATCAAATAGTCAAAAGCTTGAACTGAATTGATTTCAACGGCACCTTGATGTGGAATAGATTCACGAATGACAACATCCTTACCAGAACCTGGTCCACCAGTCACAAATACTGCTTTGAACAAACCATGATATGAAGATTCGTGGATACCCATACCTGTACGAGTATCGTGCATCAACTCTTTTGTATGTGAATCAGATACATGTGATGGAACACCTTGTCTAAAAGATTTGACATCTTTGCGCTTTGCATGTTCACGCATTTTAGTACCAGATATACCAGATGTTCCTTCTGCATCAGGATCACGGCTACCAGCAGAATGAACTGTAATCTTTTTAAAATTGTATAAAGCACTTGGATGTGTGCCGTTGTACTTGTTTAATTTCTCTTTCACTTCTCCGACACGGTCAGAACCAACTACCATATGTAGATGTGTTGCACCTTGTTTGTGTAATTTAGCTGCATGATGTAAGAACGATGGATGTTCTTTGTCGGATGCTGCAAAATTAGTACCAGGTGAGTATCTCTTGAGGTGTTTAATTTTTTGTGCAGTGGATAAAGGATTCTTATTCTTATCTTGTGAATGTGATGTTACAACAGTATGACCAGCATTATGTTTCGCAGCAACTTCTTTGACCTTATCAATAACCTTCAGGTGGCCAGTTGTAGGAGGATTCATACGACCAAAGGTCATAACGTGGTGAACATCACCACTTTTATCTTCCTGCAATAAATCTAAAAAGGATTTCATTTACGGACTTTTAACAAATTCTGTCTAGCAAATTCCGGACGATTAACCAACTTAGTAGGTTCATTATCGTGATGAATAACAAAACCTTCAGGTTTAGATTTCTTACCTTCAATATGATGTTGGTAATTACCTTCATGTGTTTCTAATGAACTAACCAAATGATTTTTAGCTTGTCCTAAATGATGATGCATAGTCAATAGATTGCCATAATGTGACTTGTTTTTCTCAACATGAGCAATTTGTTTGGCGCCTTCACCAGTTTTTTCAGCCTTAGCTTTTGGTGTTTTGACTTTGGCTGCTGCCTTTTCATGTACATCCTTTAGATGTTCTTTGAAACCTTTGACAGAAGGAACTTCATTGGTACGAACCGTCTTATTGATATATGTTGATAAGTGGCCGTTTTCACCGGAGTGTGATGGATGAACGGCATCATACATTTTGTGGCCATGTGTATCATGGATTTCTTTGGCAGCTGCCATGTGTTTCTGAAAACCATGTTCATTTGCAGGAGAATGTGTTACTTTACTTGTGTCATGTTCTGCACCGTGGTGGTGGACATCTGGATGTTGTTTAAAATTTTCGTGGTCAACATGAGGAGTAGCAGTTTTCATGTCAGCACTATATTTGCTGTGAACTACTACACCAACTTTAGACTTGTTAATCTTTTTTGCTTCATCACCGTGTGCGGTATATGTGATTGTATTTGGTGTAAAAGAAACTTTGTTTTTTGCAGCTTCAAACAAATGTTCTTCTTTTAACATTTTATTATCAGCATGATGCATCAGGTCACCTTGGTAAACACCAGTCTTAGGTGTTACTTTTGGTAGATGTTTGAGAGCGTGCTTAAGTGATGTTACGAGACCAGGTGCATGACCGTGGTTACGTTCAATGTCTTTATCTGTATGGTTAATCTTCGGATTCTTATTGAAGGCTGACTTGGTGGCAACAAAGAATTTACCATTTGATGGGTGATGACCAAAAACAATAGATGGAGAACCATCATATTTCATGGACAAATTACTATTCTTGGCACCGGCCGTAATGTGAGCATGTGCCTTCATCAAGGCTTCGTGAGCATGTTCGAAACCAGCATGGCCATGCATCAATGGTCGGTCTTCCGCATGGTGTATGTGTTTAAGTTCGCCGCCTTCGGCTTCTTCTTTTAGAAATGATTTGAAATTTAACATATTTTTACTTTCCGTTATCTGTGTGTACCATGTGTTCTGATTTATCAGAATAATGGACATCTTTATGGTCTTCACTCGACAAATTAACTGTTCCTCTTGGGGAGTGATTTGCTGGTCTTCCACCAGCAGAAACCGTTACATTAGCTACAGGCATTTTTTTACCGGTCTTTTTATGTATACCATGTATTGTTACAGCTGTAGAAGTGCTGTGTGGATCTACATGTAAACTATGAAAATGGTCAAGATACTCATGTACGTGTTTATGTAAGTCATAAGTTTGATGTGATTTTTCTTCGCCAGCCTTTGTCTTATGTGTTGGTGCATAAGTTATTTGTCTGGAAACAATATGTTTTAAATGT